CCAGGCTTCAGGGAGAGCTGGCCGAAGGTTGAAAATTGTGCCTATAGACTATAGGAATGGACAGATAGCAAAGAACGGTTTTGGAGATGTCCGAAGGAAAAAGAGAATGCCGCAAGTTGCACGTGGTCAACTACCCATGACTGAAGTCATGGGCCTCCTGCCTAACCGGTCGTGAATGAGTTGAAGTGCCAACCAAAGAAATAAATAAACTCTGGAATGATCTTATTTCATGATCCGAAAATCAATACTGATTCTACTCGCGGTTCTTCTGGCAGCTCCAGCTCTGGCAGACTTGAAGACGTATCAAGATCCGTTCGCTGGAGATGATTCTCCCGATGTGGCCGAGCTGAACCAGTCTGAAGTTGAGGTCTGGATGGGGCCGTATATATACTATGGGAATGTGTCGGTGGTCACGCCGCTCTTCATGGTACTGAACAGCACAAAGGCGTGCACTGCTCTCGCAACAGAATCAGAATGTGAGCACCACCCAGAAGGGAAAAAAGTATTGATCGCCCTCAAGAGCATCAGCTCTATAACCGTGATGTCTTGAGGCTCAACCCATTTTAGCGAGCTTCTCAGCTTCAAGCTGAGTCTTCAGGCTGTCTACGGCCATCCCAGCCCGCCGGAACTTGTGCTGAGCCGCCCTGGCCGCTTTTTCCTTCTGATGTAAAACAGTAAGCTGCTTTCGTGTGGCTTTGTTCGCCCTCTGCTGCTGCCTGGCAGGATCAGCAACACCATCAGATATAGCCTCCTCCACAGCGGCCAGATAGGCCTTTTCCCTTGCCTGGGCAGCCTCTATCCTTGCCTCCTCTGCCTTGTACATCTCCTCGTCGGCTTCGAGAAGCGCATCAAAAGCTGCCTTAATATCGTCTGCTGATATCATTTTTCTAAGACTCCATTTTCTGAATAGGAATAAGAGCCACATACGGCGGCAATAGGCTGGATGAGCTGCCCGCGAAGCTCCCAGGATGAGTATGTCCCTGACCGCCGCCTGTGTATCCTGTGGTGCTAGCGTTGTCGGATAATGTAGGCGCTACAGTATATGAACTGCAACAATGCGATCCTACGCCCTGCTCTTTTTTGGTAGGGTAATAATCAGTCATAGAATGAGTATGCATAGACTCCGTTACAGTGAGCACATGAGACGCTATTGTAACCGTCCCAGCGGGCTTGAAAGTGGCATTTCCAAGCTCCTGACCAACTGAATAGGAGCCACCTGCCCCTACAACAAAGTAGTCCGTGAGGTCAATCGTTCCATCGGTCCCGTCGGCTATATGCCATGTGTTGTCTGCAGTGAGCAATTTTCCTGTGAAATCCGACATCGGCCCCCAGTACCAGATCACAATGCCAGGCTCCACGCCCCCAGCAATTGCAGACGCATCTACACCATCAAGCGTGTCGCAATCCATCCCTGAGCCAGAGCCATCAGTATCAATGGACCAAAAATAGCTGTCCATCTCCGCCTTCGGATAGTACCTGTTGTCATGATCGTGCTCTTCCAGGTAGCTGATTATCTCTGCGTACTGGGTTTGCATGTGGTTGAGCTTCTCGGCTGTGATCGTTGTATCCGATGCCCATTCGTCATTTGGAACGTATGCCATCAGCTCACCTTGATGATATAATATTTCGCCACATACAGCGGCATGATCGAAAAGCTGTTTAGAGTTATTGATTTTGTGCCGTGATTATGGGCCTCATCCGCGGCATCGTGATTATACGCTGTCGTTGCTCCTCGGCTTGAGGTGGTGTTGCTAACCACTTCCACCGTGGCATACCATCGATCGGAATATGACCCAGTACAGTATTGATCTGTCCAGTTGTGGTAGTGATATGGTATCTCGGAAACCGTGAGCGTGTGATCTCCAACTGTGACGGTCCCGCCTGCGGTGCTCAGGGTGGAATTTCCGCCAGATGTCTGCGGCGTGTACAGCCCCCCAGCTCCTAGCGGAAACTTGCCCCTCAAATCCGGTGTGGCTACGCCGTTGTAAGTCCCGCCATCACAGATGTGCCACCCATCAGGAACGTCCGCATCAGTTCCATTCCACCCAAGCACGCTTTTTATGGGCAGCAGAGATCCAATGATCTCGTTCCAGTGCATCCCATCTATTTTGTCTGCGTCGGGCTTGACCGTCCCGCCTTTGAAGAATCTTGTATCTGAGATCGAGATAGTATAGTACTGCTCATCGTGGTTGTGAACCGCAATCAGCTCCGAGGCTTTGGAATATTGAGTCTCGATGTAGTTCATCAGCTCTGCCGACAGCGGAGTTCCAGCGGTGATCTCAACAGGAACGTAAGACATGCTCATAGCCTCAAGATGTAGCAGTATGCCTTTGCAGGCGGCATGATCGGCAAGGAGCCGCTCTGTAGCTGATCATTTTGATCATAGTATCCTGACCATGTAAAAGAGCTGCCATCGTGACCATGTGCTACGCAGCTCGTGTTCGGAGTCCCGTTGATACCTGTGGTAGTAGTATCTCTCTGACCAATCGTTTGATACCATGAGTCCGTCCCAGAAGACTTGTTAATTATATTATTATATATGTCTACATAAGAGTGCGTATGTCGTGGTATCTGGTTTGTGGTCAGTGCAACCGCGTCTGGATTGAAAGACGATGCTGTTGGGATGACAGAAGAGGATCCTCCGGTAGCTCCTGGGTTGTACCCGCTACCAGCTCCAAGCAGGAATCGCCCTCTGAGATCAGGAGATCCAGCCAGCCCGTCGCAAAGATGCCATCCAGAGGGTATAGATGCCTGTGTGAGCGCCCAAACTGCAATGCATCCTGAAGGCACGGCGAGAGCTTGCAGTTGTGCCTTTGTGTAGCCATCTACGGTAGAAGCATCTATTCCGCAACCGTGTCCGGTATCTGATCGGCCAGATGGATGCGATGATGTCCTGTAGAAAGTGCTATCAGCGGATGCTTGCGTATAGTAGCTAGAATCATGATAGAGCGTGTCGATGTGGTCCACTCCGGCGGCGTATTGCGTCTCGGCGTTGTTCAGGCCGTCAACCTTCTGCTGTGTAGTCATACCGGCCTCGCTCCAAGTAGTCGGAACGTAGCTCATAGAAAATCACCAAGGAAACCCGTTCCCTTCAGGGAGCGGGAGGAATTGGATATGTTCCACCCCAACAGGTATCGAAAACTATTTATCAATTGAACACCTCCCTCAATACAATGCTTCAGACATTGATGGTTAAGCTGAACCCAAACAAGAAGCAATACCAAATACTTCTTGATACCATGCACCGATTCAATGAAGCATGCAATGCTATTGCAGAAGTAGCATTTGCTATGCGCAAGGCCAATAAGGTCGAGCTTCATAAAGTAGTCTACTATGATATCAGAGAGCGATTTGGCCTTTCTGCTCAGCTTACTATCAGAGCCATCTCTAAGGTAGCGGAAGCATATAAACGAGATAAGTCTATCAAGCCTGAGTTCAGGCTTGATGGTGCTATTGTATATGATCAAAGGATTCTCTCTTGGAAAGGCCTGGAAGCAGTCTCTTTGACCACTCTCGAAGGTAGACAGCTTATTCCAATCAGAATCGGTGATTACCAGAAGGCTAGGATGGATAGGGTAAGAGGCCAAGCTGATTTGATCCTTGTTAATGGTGTCTTCTATCTTTGTGTTGTGGTTGAAGTTGCTGAAGAGACTCCTTATGATCCAAAAGGTGTTCTTGGTGTCGATCTTGGTATCAAGTATCTTGCAGTTGATTCTGATGGAGAAGTACATTCTGGCAAACACGTCAATCAAACTAGAGAGAGACTCGATTCTCTGAAATCCAGACTCCAAAGCAAAGGTACGAAGTCTGCCAAGAGACATCTCAAGAAGTTGTCCGGTAGAATGGCCAGGTTCTCGAAGGATGTTAACCATTGTATTTCCAAGCAAATAGTTACGAAAGCCAAAGACACTCTGAGGTCTATTGCTATGGAAGATCTCAGCAATATTCAATCCAGAGTCACGGTTAGAAAGGCTCAGCGTCGTAGCTTGCATACTTGGAGTTTTGGGATGCTCAGACAATTCACTGAGTATAAGGCAAAGATCGCAGGAGTTCCATTGGTCTTTGTAGATCCAAGGAACACTTCCCGTACTTGTCCTTCTTGTGGCCATATAACTAAGTCCAACCGGCCAACCAGAGACGAATTCAAATGTATTCAGTGTGGTTTCGCTGGACCATCTGACTACATTGCTGCTATGAACATAGCTGCAAGGGTATCAGTCAATATGCCCATCGTGTCGAGGCTAATCTCTCAGGCGCAAGCCCATGACTTCAGTCATGGGTAGTTGACAGAGATAAAATCAAGCTGTAGCGACTCCAAAGAGTTCTTGGTTTTGCTGTAGCCATGCTTCTGCATCTCGATCCCAGACCCAGGAGTCATAGAACAACCATCTCCACCCCAGAGGGCTACGGCGTCTATCGGAACTCCATTTGCTTCTTGGGATAGTATGATGCAAGTGGTGTAGATCTCTGTACCATCGTAGCTTTCAGATTGCAGCGTGATGGGCTTCCTGAAGAACTCCACATTATCAGAATAGAGCACCACGTGGCTGAATCTGTCAGATGTAGCAAGACACGGAAAATCAACGTCTGAAGGCATACATCCTGGATAGACTTGTATGAATGGGTTCGGATGCTCCGAGGCAAGCCAGGTCTTCGTGAACTCTTCCAAGCCCTGCACAGTGTCCGATTCTCCGACAGACTCTTTCTGCTGCCTCCTGGCTTCCTCAGCTAGCCCACAAAAGAGCATCTCCCAAGACTCTTCAACCGGACCCTCGACGGCCTCAATAGCGTATTTCGTGAGCCCTCCGTCGAATGTGATCCGCACTGCAGTGATGAGCATATCAGAGCCATCTATGCCCAGAACCGGCAACGAAACTGTCTGCAGCACACCAGCCGCAAGTCCTGGCTGAAGCGTGCTGTACTGCAGCTTGCGGCCAATCGTCGCATAATGTAGCAGCTTGGCCTTGGCACTCACGAGCGCCGCATCCTGAGTCAAGAGGCTGCTGTCGGAATATGTCTTCTCGACCTTCCCAGAGCCGAACCCCTGCACAACCTTCTGCCGCGTGATCTCTGCTGCCTGGGAAGCCTTGACTATGAGCTTGTAGGCTCCGGTATATTGAACCGTGAGCACGTCTGAGCTTGATATTGGGGTTGCTGATTGGTCCTGCGTGATCGTGGCGTCGCCTTTGTTCCAATACCAATCTCTGTCCGTCTCAATTCCCTTGATGCCAACTGTCTGAAGCTCTCCGTTGAGATAGATAGTAGGCACCCTTGCCAGCGGATAGCCCACGGTGAAAGATTTCTGTGTACCATCTCCCACGAAGCTCTCCGTCTGCTGGGATGTCTCGGCTTGGCCGCCCTGGATGTACTGCACGTTGCGGTACTCTGGATTTCCATTCACTACCGATACCGAATCTTCAAGTATCTCTGAGCCATCCTGTATGCCCCAATCAGCCGCATATGTAGCCCTGTCGATGAAATATAGCCGCTTGAACTCGTCTATGAACCAAGTATAGCCGCATAGCTCAGCCGCCTTGTCAAGAGCTTCCGAGCACGTGATGTAGTTGAACAGGATGTTTTCGAGCAATTCCCCTGGCTGTATCTCGCCCTCTGTGACTCCATCCTCAGCCAGGATCTCCAAGATGTCCCTGACGATGTTGCCGCCTGTCTCGCTTTCATAGGCCGCATGAAACTGCCTTCTGTCGGCCAGAGCGTGGTAGTCGATACACTGGATGGAGTGCCTTAGGCCGCCTTCCGAGGGAGAGATCCTCACTACTGTGGCTTCTTCGATCAGGCCCCCAAAGAGCCTGCCCTGCTCATCCCTGATGAGTACCTCCTGGCCGTACTCGAAGCTGTGGTGCTCCTCCATGTCCAGTATATCGAAGGTTGCAGTGCTGCGCTCTTCTATGCGGTGATCGATGGTTGGTACCGGATCGGCGAGCACATGAGTGTTCTCGAACTCCTGGAGTTCATACACTTGCATTGCGGCCATCTGGGCCACAGAGAGGAGCTGCAGCTCTGAGACAGTTATTCCGGTGTAGAGCTTCTCTCCAGCGATTTGCACGAAAATGGACATGATCTATAGGTACGCACACGTGGCTTTCATTATCGTAGGGCTTTGCGTTCCTTTTACTGAGATAGTACCAGCTGCGGTTGTAACGGTTTTTATCAAGGTAGTCCTTTCAGGGCTACTGAAAGCCATGGTGCTTTAGGACGAAAGCAGGGCTAATCCCCGCCAATGAATTGGCGGGAGGAGTCACACCCTGGTAGTTTACAGATATGCGCACACAGCATATGCATATGATCCTGTTCCAGCTATCTGTATCACAAAAGTTGATGATTTTGTTGTGCAGGCCACAAAGTAATATGTAGTTTTCGTTGACAGATTCAGCGCAACGTTTAGTGAAAAATTATTAATAATGTTTGACACCCATGCGTAAAACATAGCTTTTGTCTCATCGCTGCTGAATGAATTGTTTGATGTGCTCATTCCGGCTTGTCCTTCGATTTCCGTGCCGCCAGGTGATTGCGCGATCTGCAAATTTGCTTTGATGACCAGTCTCCAGCACCCCGGCGGCACAACAATATTACTCGATCCAAGATTGTATACCACATTAATAGTTGGTGAAGTTTGCGCACCAGATAATGTTGCAGACACGGTCCACTTCGCGGGATCCAGTGGGAATCCAAACGGTGCTTTTGCGCCACTGTAATATGGCGAGCTGATGGCAGAATCTGCCAGATCATAATCTGTTCCGCCATACACGGTGACCGTCGTATTTGGAGCGCTATATGCCACTTTTGTGATGATGAAATATTTTACAGTCGAGGACTGTGTTAGCTTGATGCGCATTCCAGCACCGTATTTCGAGGTCTTGTCTCCGCTGATAGTGAATGTGAATGTCGGGCTGTCCGCGCTAGCATATGTCCACGTTTCTCCTGCTGCAATCCATCCATCCGCAACAAGCGCAGTGAGGGCCTCTCGGACCGCCTGCTCTGTTGGGATTTTGGTATCAACTCCAGGGTCGGCCACGGTGTCAGTGGATAGCTCAGCACCATCAAGCAAATCAGCATTCAAGTTCGTGACTTTCGTGCTGCTGGCCACTGTCAGGGGAGCGGTTCCTGTAGCTACATCGCTCTGGAAAGTCTCTGCTCGGATCTGGTGGCTGCCCGCATCCCATGAGGCCGATAGCTCCCTTGAACCATCTGCCTTGAGGTATGATGTGGCAAGCTTGTCATCTGAAATCGAACCAGCAAGCTGCGCATTCGTGATCGATCC